TATTCCAAATGTTTGCTACTTTTTGCCCTGTTTGCGTAGGGAACTGAATATTTGCCATGTCATTACGTCCTTAGATTAAGAGTCAAGAGCCGGGATTGAGAAACCTTGTCCAGCGATAGCACCAGAGTAAGTATTACCCTGACCAACCAGACCTGTAGTAACCACCCAGTTAATGTTATTAGTACCATCAAGACACGATGCAAAGTTATCTCTAAGGATAACAGAGCTAGTAGTACCACCTACGTTGACCATAGCATTAGTGGTAGTAGTATTCTTACGCTTGGTATTATTACGAGTAATGAATCCACCAGTAAGTACCCCTGCTGAAACTACACACAACGTAGCAATGTCACCAGTACTAATGGTAGCTACGAAGTTACTATGAATCTGAAGTGCATTGATGTCATTAGCTGTCAGTACCAGAGTGTTAAAGGTAGTACCAATACTCTGATAGAAGTTATCAGCAACATACAAACCATCAACCGTATTAGCAGCACCAGTACTCTTAACTACGTTAGCAAAGTTAAGTGCAGCGGAGGTATCCCGGAACTCACAACCTTGAAGAGTAAACCCGGCAGCAGTACTAAGAGTAAAGCAAGCTGCAATAGTAAGGAAGTTAGCTACAAACAAGCAATTCTGAACACTGATGTTAGCAGCACTAACACCAAGAGTAGCTGTATTAGCTGTGTCAAGGGTGAAGGTAGGACGCTTAGTACCATTACCAAGACCAACAATAGCTACACCAGCTACGTCAAGAGCCAACGCAGTTGACGAAGAGATGGTCTCTGCATGACCCGGTTTAATGAAGATGATGTCACCACGATTAGCGGTACAAGCACCAATAGCGTAATCAAGTGTACCAAAGGGAGCAGCAAAGGTTCCAGCATTACCATCAGAACCTCCTACTTGTCCGGGTAGTACGGTAGTAGCATTAGACACCCAGAAGACTTGTCCTGGATGTGATTGTGTAAGGGGAACACCCCGAACAGTTACGTTGTTAAATCCCGCAGGGAAGTTACTAGCTGCGGTACGATAGTTGTCTGCCATTTCTGAATCTCCTATGTTGACATAAGTGTTACACAACAACACCACTTATAATTAAGTGGCGTCATATAGGAACATTGTTAGGTTTTAGGTTGCCTAGGAATAGACTTCTTAGGACGCTTACCTTTAGCTTCTTGATGCTTGAATCCCATGTTGTCTCCTTTAAAACTTTAGGAGGACTTATTGGTATTGCCTCCTAAATTATCCTTTTAAATCAAAGGACTAAGGCCCATTCACTCCCCACACAGCCCTAGGGTCACTCCAACCAAACGAGTACCGCTCGTAGCCCTTGGCCTTGCAGTTCATCGTATCAAAGTCATTATCCTGATCGAAGGTGACTGCATGACGCTCGTAGTACTTCATACCCGAACCACCAGGAATGGTATTACGGATAAACCAAGCATGAGGACTAGTAAAGTAATGATTCACCTTAAAGCCACCCGGCAGGTAGTTACCCGAATTAATAACATTGATATCGTTATTAGCATTACCCGGTTGATACGAACTATGCAGGATACGCTGTGCGTTAAACACTTCGTTACGAGCAATGTGAAGCGACTTAGGCATAACCGAGATCAACAGACCACGATCATTCTGAAGGCCCATGATCGAAATCATGGCATCCTCAAGACTTGCTTCGCTAAGGTCAGCAGCTACAGTCGGGGTATTAGCCCACGTACCACCCGTAGTGTTGGGGTGATTCGTTACGCACAGAGCCACACCATCACCACCAAGATAGGTAGCGAAAGCACGGTTGTATACGTTAGCAGCTACGTTCTCCTTGGTCTGACGGAAAGACATTGCCAGAGCAGCAGCACGTTTCTTGGATACGACTTCATACAGATTGTCGTCCATCTCTTCCTTGGTTACGATATAACCCATCGCATAAGCAACGTGCGTGTAACGAGTTACAAAGCCTTGGATCTCGGAGTCATAAGCAACTCCAGCACCTTCAGCCTTAACCGGAACGAGACCGAAGCCAGTAAGCTGTACGTCCTCTTCATAGTTTTGTGACGAGGAATCCTTATCGAACAGGTCGATATACTCCTCAGGATGTTCTGCATAGGTCTGTCCCCACCATGCCTTGATTCCGGGCCATAGTGCTTTAGGATGGGTACCAGTTGTGATTACGCTAGCCATAATTTATCTCCTCTGATTACGGTGCGAGATAGCTAACGATAGTGCCAGAAGCACCAGACGTTACACCATACTCATGATAGTTCCACTTACAGAGGCAACGAACATAAGCGCCTACTGCATTATCGGAACGCTGTGCTGCACCAATCAAACGGATCGGAAGGGTAGCAGTGGTTGCCGGTGCAGTCAACACCATAGTACTATAAGGAGCACTAGGAGTATGAGCAACAGAGGCAGTTACAGTAACCGAAGCATTCTGGTGAAGGTTAGCAACAGTGATAGCAGTACTATCAAACTGAGCTTCAAACAGAGCATACGGATCATCAATCACATACACATACCGAACAGCAGCACGAGTGCCTGCCAGAATATATGTTTGAGTCAGATCAAGAGTATTAGCCGCCAACGAGACACCAGCACTGGCTACTTGAATACCAGTAATGATTCCCAACGGAAGAGCTGAGGTAGTAGCAACACCACCCCACTTTTGAACGAATGGAACGCCGTTAGTATCCGCAGATGCTAGCGACATCACTACGTCACCAACAGCGTAACTGTTGGAAGTGTCCGAAGTGGGGATTGCGTATAGCCGACCTTTTTGGTCACTGTCACCCTGAGTAAGAGCGCCGACTACCGAAAACCCGTTAGGACGATTAATATTTGCCATCGTTTTATTCCTTTACGAAGTTATGAGATCTTGATGCCGTCCCTCGGAATATAGAAGCTGGGATTCTCCCCAGTGATCTTCCCTTTCCGAATTGCAGAATCAACTTGATTGTTCTTTTCGCGGAGCGCCTCTTGGTCTTCCTCAAACCATTCCAAGCGTTGCTTCATAAGGTATCCGTATTGCTCAGAGCCTTCAGCTCTGGGATTAACAAGGAACCTGATCCTCTCTCCTAGGTCTCCGTTGCGGGAAACCACATTGGCGCTCACGCCATCAACCTCGTCTGGAGTTACAAATTCATATCCACCATCTAGTGCTTCTTGGATACGATTTTCTTTATCTGTAATAACATGAAGATGAAACCCAGGAATAGTTTTATTAACACTAAGCCTAGTAGTAGTCCCGTTAAAGGCATTTCGCCGCTTACGTTGAGCACCATCTTTCGACGGGCTAGGAGCAGCTACTTCTTCCCTCTTAGCAAGGATCTTCTCACGTTTCTCTTCCACAGTATAAGCACGTCCACCCATAATATACTCCCTCTCTCTTAGGACCAGTCGTAGTCTGCCACGTAAGCTTCCCGTGTCATCAACTTCTGTTTTACATATCTATCGCAAGCAGCTTTAGCTTCTGCTGGCAGGTTATCATACGAATGAGCAGATGAAGCACTACGTCCTCTACCTGACCCACTCTCTACTTGACTTGGAGCTGAACGCTTCCCTTTACCAAACTTATCAGGGAACTCTTCCTTCAACACCTCATCCAACTTATTAAGGAAGGCTTCTCCTTGTAGGTCTGGGAACTCTTCTCGTAGACTCTCACCTAAAGCATTAGTCTGCTTGGTAAGCCTACGGTCAGTTCCAAACCATTCATTACGACTAAGCCAACTCTGAAGTGTAGGATCAATACTACTAGGAGCTTCTATTGCAGTCTTAGCTACATCCTTCGTAGCAGCCTTAGCTTCACTGATAGCTTCCTTGGCAGTGTCAATAGCATCATCAAGTGCATTAACCTTCTGACCATCCCCATCACTGATAGCCTGAGCACGAGACTCTTTCAACCTGTCAATCTGATCCTTATACTCTCCAATCTTACGTTCATAACTTTCCTTCTGGAAGGTCTTGAACTCCTCAGCAGTCTGTCGGAACTCCTTTAGTTGTTCCTTAGTACTGTTAAGCTCTCGGATTAGGTTCTCGTTATTTTTACGAAGAATGGGAAGGATTTCCCTACCACGCTTTACAAAAACATCTGCTTCAACCCAATCCTTCTCGTCACCATGGTACTTATCCTTAGTGACCCATCCTTGTCCTTCAGCTTCACGGATTACAGATTCATCAATTGTGTTACTAGGAACATCATCATTATCTTGTTCAGTACCCATTATATTAACCCTTTCTAATATTTATGTCAAGCCCTGAGATAGGTATGGGTCGATTAGATCCACATCATCATCTAGGGTTCCAGTCACATCCTCGTCGTTAATCATCCGGTAAGGTAATCCATCTTTACCTTTAT